ACTAGATTAACAATACTGAATGGCGTAGATTTGGTTGTTTGGCTAAAGTAATTAGATACGCTTGCTAATTTCCACTCGACAACATAATGGTCAGTAAAGGCATCATCTGCATTTGTCCAAGCTACATTGAATTGTGAATTAAATGTTCCATCATCACTGAGGAAAGAATCGCTTGTGACGTTTATTGATGTTGGTGCAACTGCTACTGTGCCGTCATACAAATCGACTTCACCACCACCCAAGAAAACCTCTTCATCGGATGTTGCCCAAGCCCATATTGATGAAGCTGTTTCAATCGCATCCACATTGACTACTATTTGTCCGTCGTTAGAAAAGGCCATTGAATAGCCAACCACTTCAAAGATTTTATTGCTGTAACCTAACCGAGTGTTTGTGACGTTGATGTTCTCGCCCACTTTAAATCTAAGCGCAGTTAGATTGCAGGGGATAGTAATGGCTTCCTGTTGCCTAGAACGGAACAGGGCGAGTTTAGCGATGCGTTGAGCGCGTATGTTATTGGTCGTAAAGGGTAGAGCCATATCTAAGTAGATAGGATCGCCATCTGAGGTGGCGTAGCTTGACGATATCTGAGCAGGATAGTCTGCGAGGATATAATTATCGTCCTCTGAAAGGAACACCCCCTTCACCCCATTGTATGCGTTACGCCTTGATTGCTTGGTCTGAACGGTAATCTCGCCCACCGCCACCGACTCATCAACGGTAAAGGCAGGAGCAACATATTGACCCGCATGGATTTCAAACTGCCCACCTGAATAGACCAAGCGACCAATCATCGACCCAAGCATTTGCTCAATATTGCTTTTGATTGAATTGGCTGTATCGACTACACCATTAATTGTGTATCTTTTTTGCGTTCCACCTGCGGCCAAAGAAACAGTTTCATCACAGACACCTTTAGCCGTTGTGACTGAAGCTGTTAGGATATTGGCAACAGTCTCACCTAATCCGTATTTTGTATCGCGTAAATAATCATAAGCACACAGAGCAGGGTTATCAGACCATGCTGTTGAGTTATCACTTGGATCAAGAACCTTCTTACCTCGAACAATGGTCGAGATATTGGGCAAGCCTTGAGCAAATTGATCAACGTCATAAGTCAGCTTGATCACCATGTAAGCGGTATCAAGTAGCTTGTGGTCAGTAGTCCACTTTGTAGATGCCGCAACTAGGCCGCTGTCAGCGGTAGTTTGATCGCCTTCGTGGAACGATATGTCAACATACGATCCCCAAGTACCAACGTATGAGCCGCCATCCCATATCTTTTTATCATTAAACCAGACGCTTTCATAGGCATCTATTTCATGCCCCGCCACCGCTATGACTAGCCATAGGTATTTGTTATCAGCGCCTGTACTTTCAAGATAGACAATGTTGCCGCCAATGCGAGCGCGACCATAAACAATCTTGCGGCTGTGCGCGGCTTCTCTGGTGGTTACGGAACGGCCACCCATTTGCGAACCCATATCTAATTTAGGTGCTAATGCGCGAGATACTAACGATAGACCTGCACCGATAGCAAAGGCCGCCCACATCATCGTGGCATTGAATGCCACAGCAGTAATTGCATACCCTGCCGCTGATGCTATTCCTGCAATTAATGTTACTGCCATCGTTAATCCTTAAAGCATTTGGAGTAAATGCGTTCAATTAATTCAAACCCCATCCCAAGAAGCAGGGAATCAAAGGGGATGTGTACTTTAGTATTTACATTCATCAGAGATATACCATTTTCAGCGCAATGATCTTCGGCATATTTCAACAGTTTATAGCCAGTTGCCCCTGCTCTATTATCAGGTAGAACAAAGGTGACATCGTTATTGGCAAAAACGTGGTCTTTATAGTGCATTGATCGGCTAACTACTAAGACACAATAGCCCACTAACTCACCATCTTCTCTAGCCGTAAAGACTCTCAATATCCCTGCGGCATCTAGCCGAGCATACTCTTCCCAATTTGGGTTTAATTTTATCTTTCCTTGATTAAGCGCCACCAATTCCCAGTGCTTTTCGATCAAGGGTTTAATGTCTTCTTTAACGCTTGCGAGGCATTCGTGCGCTATTTTCATTTAATATTGGTCATAGTTAGGGTTTGCTCCACCACCGTGACCAGGAGGTCCTTGACCGCCACCAGATGCGCCTGTTGGCCTTCCCCAGATAATCTCTTTCTGGACGATAGCCGTAACAAATTCAAACCCCTTATCAGTTGGGTGATCTATCTTCTGATCTTCTGCTGTGTAGCGTCTAACCTTAGACCGTTCAAACGCGATCAATTTGTTCTCCACAGCAATGTTTATGCTTGAATGTTGCCCGCTTTCTGAGATAGTCATCGTGTCCATGAAACCTGAGAACACAATAACAGGGTCAGCGATTAGAGAACCCGATGTATCAAATGCTCCAAGAGAAACAGTCAACGCTCGACCTTGATACTCGTGATCCTTTGCAATAACTATGAATGATGATTTTATGCCTGTTAAACTAACATTGATGCCAGTGGCTTGGATGTCGGCTGTCTCAGTTATTTGGGATATAGAAAGCAAATCACCAACACCTAAATAAGTATTTCCGCCATACGTTAGATCACCCACACCGTTCCAAAGGTTCAAGACGTTAGGTGATTCACTAGAGTCAAACACCATTCGCACAAAGTAAGCAGGACGTACAACATCGGCTGTTGTTACGCCTAACATTCCACTGGTTAGGGTTCTGCTCACAATGCCTCCACGCAAGAAAAGCTAAAGCCGTAGATACTGGCCTCATTGATTGACCAACCAACATCGTTGGCAGACATACGCCACAGGCTTTCAGGTAAAGTAAAATCACATACCTGACCACTAGCAATCGTTGCTCTCAAAGGCGGTTGAAAGGATAGCGTTCCTGCCCCTGCTGATTTGTCAGCGGTTGCCATATACAGGTAATCACCAAGCTGAAAGTACGTCCCTGCGGTTACAGCAGAGCCGCCTGATGTAGTGGTTAAGGTTTCCGCTCTGATTGATGCTTGTGCGCTCAATGTTGCCGTTGCTGTGCTTGTATGTAAGGGGTTACCAAAAGTAAACGTACCCTCGCGCCCTTTAAGGCCAACAATAAAAGCCTCAACTGATCGAGACTCTGCATGACTTAATGGTGGAAGAGATACCTCTGCTTCCCACCTTGCGCCCTGATGAACATACACCTGAGTATCTAATGTAAAAGGTGACTCAGCAATCGCGACAACTCGACGTAATCGCATAGACATGCTTTGTATTCCAACTGAGGGAAAGGATAAAGGCATTATGCACCCGCCATTGCTTTAGAGAAGTTACCACCGCGTAGCCTAGCATCTGCTACAGCACCTTTGGCGGCCTGTGCGATCTGAGGCATTAGCTGAACAATTTCAGCCCTTACGGTGGATTGTATGCCTGTAGTGACATTGATGGTTTGGTTGACGACTACACCGCCACCACCGCCTTTGGTGTGATCAATGACTGTTTCATTAGGGTGAAGGATTGCATTAAACCCACCTTTACCATCGACACCGCCAGAGCGTGAACCCATCCCAGTGAAGCCGCCACCTTCAAAAACTGTAGGACCGCCCATACCACCAGTGCCTCGACCTATAGTCTGTTTCGTAGTGCCACCGCCACCAAAGCCGCTAGTGATAGCATCAAAAAGAGGCTTAGTAATGTAATACTGAACGAGCATTCTGATTAAACTATCAATCACACTCTTTGCCATATCCTTCATCGCAGTAGCAAAGTCTTTTGCGCCTGTAATGGCATCAGTAAATGCATCAGTGAACTTGTCTGCGCCTTGTGTTGCGACCTTACGCAATGCTTCTTCCGCATCAGGCATAGCATCTTTCCAATCAACAAACGCTTGGCGCATATTAGTAACAGATTCGACAACTTTTGGCACCAGACCACCGCCATCACCACCACCTGTAATGAGACTTATCAGGTCAGCTATCTCTAGTTCAAAGCCGTCAGAATTAATGACGTTAGACCAATCTATTGGTGCGCCTCCAGAAACATCATCTTCAATTCCAGCAATTAACGCTTTAAGTTCTCCTATCCTCATAGATAGATTGAGAACATTTACCTCTAAACCTTTCATCCCTCCTAAACCTGTAATGTTGGGAGTCTTTTGCATTATTAAATCTTGCAAGGCTTTATTGGCAATTTCGGCCTCTTTCCTAAACCCTTCCAGGTCTGTCGCGCTTGCCCATTTTTTAAATTGTGTTATTTTTTCTTTAAAGAATTGAAAACTTCTACCAACATTTGTGACGATTGTGTCTAGTGCCTTAACAACAGCAAGCGTTGCATTAAGGAATGAGACCGCCATATCTTTAGCAAACTGCTCAACACCGCCTTTTTCATCAGCAATCTTTTTAAAGAATTCAGTAAATTCCGTGGTCAGGGATTCAATAGCAGGAGCAAGTGCCGCAACAAACTGATCTTTCAGCCCCCTAGTAATTGCCTTTAATCGAGTCAGTGCATCACTGGCATCCTCTACACCTTTAGCCGCATCACTAGACATGACAACGCCTAATGCTTTGGCCTCACCAAGCAACTCAGCAAGACCCTCACGTCCTAGACTAAGTGTGTTGACTAATGCCGCGCCTTCACTGTCAAACAGCTTAAACGCCAATGCCAGTTTATTTGACTCATTTGTTTGTTTGGAAAACGCATCTGCAAGGACGAGCATCTTTTGATCAAGCGGCATATTGTTTAACTGTTGCGCGTTAATCCCTAACTCTCTAATTGCTCCTTTTGCTTCACCAGTTCCTTTGGCCGCTTCCGCTGTCCGTCGAGTGAAACGCTGTAACGCCATGTCCATCGTTGTTGTAGCAACGCCAGTAATGTCTGCCGCATACCGTAAAGCACTTAAAGCCTCAGTGGTTGTGCCGATCTTCGATGCCGTCTTAGCCAGTGAATCAGTTGCGCTTAAAGATGATTTCACCAGTAAGCCAAACCCTGCAACACCTGCTACGCCAACCAAAGCAGTCCGCATTGAGAAAACTGCGCCAGTGACTTTCTTTAACCCAGAGGTAACGGAACTGAATCCTTTCTTGGTTTTATCAAACGCCTTAATCGTAATCTTTACATTTTCAGCCATTGTTCTCACTCATTATCTGGAAATAGGCCAACCATTCGTTGAAGTGATTGACAGGCATTTGCTCTGCTTCTGCGATGGTAATGTGTAGGCGATCAGCTAAGGAAAGCAGGTTCATCCTTGAGTGATCGCTTTTTAGTTTCCCTCTAACGCCTCAACAGATTCAATCTCTGAAAACATCTGATTGGCTATATCGGATATTACATTGGTTTCTTCGCCCATCAAGTCCATTCGGTCTTCACTTGATGAAAATATCTTACTGCCACTTTCATCAACTGCTTTCATTACAATCAAATCTACCATTGCACCAATAGTCGTGTTGTTTAAAAAGTTAGGGTGTTTCTTCTGTAAAACGTCCAAGTCATAGCAGGTTATTGGCCTACAATATAACTTAAACGCTCCAGATTCATCACCCCATGCAGGAACTAAAACTTCTCTAGCTTCTACCGTTCTTCTACCTCGTAACTCTTTAGCTAATCCCATAGTTTAATCCCCTTATACTTGTGCTTCGGTTACAGCGCCACTGCACTGAATAGAGAAACTGGCTTCGACCATTCCGTCAAATGCGCCAGTAATTGAACGAGATGTAACAATACCGCCACCAGAAAAGAAAGTTTCTCCACTTCCTGTACCAGTAGGATAGACTTCAAAGTCAATATCAGTTCCTTCATCAAGGATTAGTTGCTGTGCATCAGCCTCATCCCAATAGCATTCAATGGATACTGTGTTAGTCTTTAAGCCTTGCTTATAGGTTCGTGCTGAATCACCGATCACTGAATCTTCAATAGTGTCTGCTGAACCATCAAATGTAAATGATCTTACTTCACCAACCACGGCTACAGTCGTACCCGAAACTTGGAGTTTTACTACACCAGATGCGCCTGTTTTAGTCGCCATGATAATTTCCTTTAAGTTAAGTTAAGTTGTGCCGCGAGTATACTGATATACAACGCGGATTGTCATAATAACCCCACCAATGGGGTCAATAGAACCTTCGTCAATCTCGATGTTTGTTACCTGAGTATCGAGAGCATTACCGCCCCTGTACCGATCCACATCAAGACCCTCTTCGATTGCTTCGATTATGTTATTACGAGCCGCGTCTATGTTAGCGCCCTTAACATAACAAATTAAATCATAATCTATAGTAGCCATTCGCTGAGTCATAGACCCGCCTAATGTGCTGTCTTCCCTATTCTCTGTGCCGCTCCTAACAAGGATAGCGGGATACTGCGCGTTAGATAGCTTATCAAAATCAAACGGCTGACGAGTAACGTATTTAATACTAATGGGGGAAGTAATCCCTTGAAGTGTAGTCACTACGTTTTGTGCAATGTTTTCTCTAATGCTCATTTCAACGCCTTGAAAAATACCTTACCGAGTTTGTTTTCTTCCTTCCTGCTAAACCCAAAAAACGGCCTAGATTTATTATTCATTGCCGCTTTCTTTGCTTCTTGCGCTCTTGTAAAGAATATTACAGCTTGCTTGCTGTTAGCTTTAGTTGTTATAGAGCTAAACATTTGACCAGTAAATTGTAGATCAGGTTTTGTACCCCTGCCTTTGCTTGCTCTAAATGCCGCATAAACGCTTTTATATTTCTGAAATTTACCGCCCTTGATCGTCTTACCCGCTGTCATTCTGTCTTGGATAATTGCTTTACCTTTTAAGGCGGTACGAGATAAAGCATGTTGTACACTATCAGATAATTCTTTTCCCTTCTTGCCAATACGCTTTGAGACTTGCTTGGCATTTGATTTAATGTTTACGTCCATTAACGGTCTAACCTATTAGCATCGGTAGCTATCTTTTCATCGTCTTGAACGGTGCCATCACCGTCTTTATCGTATTCAATGCCATCATTTAAAATGGCTTCCATTTCCTCACCGTATCTAGCGCGATAGAAAGTAATCATATGCATAAATCTATCATCGTCCACCCAGTTGGTTAACTTGGGTAAAGCGTAAAGCCATAAGACGAGGTATGCAGATGCTTGGGTAAATTGGGAACTGGTTAGCTTTGAATTGACCATCTCTCCGCTAATGCCCTTTTTAGGCCACCACTTAATACGCAACTCTCGTTCTATATCAGCTTTGGCTTTGGGGTGTTCCAGAACAAATGACTCTATCCCTAAGTTTAAAATATCTGGGATGAGTTTCATTAAATCACTATCAGAAGAGAATGCCATGTTTCACCTTTATAAAAATGCCCCCCCGAAGGAGGGCAAATCATTATTACACTACAGCGTCAGCAAGAACTTTAACACCGTAAGCATCATCCAACTCAGCAACACCATATACAGCAGTGGCGTTTAATTCCCAAGCGCGTAGAGACTCATCACGCTGTGGAGCAAGGTTGAAGTCACGTTTGATGGCGATAGCAAATGCTTCTGGAGCGAATACCGCACCGATTGCATCTCCTGCACCGTCAACAGAGATGTTGGCAGACTCGTAGATATTAATACCTGCGATAGTACCTACATACCCAGTGCGCATAGCTTCGTTCTGAAGTTCAGCGCCATTTGGGTTAGCAAACGTGTTGGTCAAGTTAGCTTTCAAAGCATAGGCTTGGAAAGGGTGGATAACAGCGTTGATTGGGCCACGAACGCTATTGTTGCGAAGTTTAGCAGAAGCCTTGAACAAGTCAGCAACAGTTATTTCTGCTCCTGCTGTACCAAGTGCATCAGACAAACCTGTGAACAAAGCAATCAGATCAACGTCCATCTTAGTAGCAATAGCAGAACCAAGAATGGTTCCCATTGCGTTAGCAGGACTATCAGCGCCATAAGTTGCCATGTCAGTCAACACAACCTGTGCGCCAACTTCGCCAACAGTGATGTCAACCTTAGAGGTGGATACAGCAGTTGAAGACAGATCAGTCCCTTCGGCAACAGCGGCCGCAGTGATGTTACTGTACTTAGGAACTTGAACTACCTTACCCGCAGTAGCTTGAATGTTATACTGAGTTACGAGTCCAAGCATTAGGGACTCTTCTTCAGCAGTGAAACGAGCTTGAGCGACGATGTTTACAAACAGGTCGTCAAGAGTTGTGCTAGTTGTAGAAGCCATGATATTACCTTTTAAAAATTAATTTGTGGTTAGTGGTCACTTTTTCTTCATTGCCGCAAACGCTTGTTTACCGCCTTGATCCCAGTTAGCAACCATATCTGCCACAGATTGAGGCTTCTGTGTAGAGCCACCCGCGTTACCCTGTGAGCCAGTACCACCTTGAGTGGCTTTGACAAAATGAGGGTTTACGGTCAAGAATTCTGTCACCATCTCATTGACTGATAACAATTCACCGCTGTCATTGTAGCGCGGCACTCCGTTACCATCAAGCACTTCTACAGCGCCATCATCTGAGAGGCGAGTATTGTTCTTGAGTAGTGTAGACACTTGCTCTGGCGATACAGCGTTATTCTGACTTGCCGCAGACAATAAAGCCCCATCAACTAGGGTTTGCTGTAGCTTGTTCTTGTAACTTTGTATCTCCATATCCTTCTTTTCAACAGTCTGTTTTAGGATCGAATCAAACTCTCCGCGTTCCTTTTGACGTTCAACATCAGCGGCCTGTTTTTCGGCTAACAAATCTTTAGCCTCATTCAAGTCAATGCCTGAAATCTTCTTGTCAAATTTACGCTGTTCTCTAGCTATGCGGTCAGCTACGATTCTATCTAGCTCATCCTGTGTAAATGTTTTTGCTACCTGATTCTCAACTACTTTTGTTTCAATATCAGATTCCATGTTTTCTTCGCTCATGTGGCGGCCTCATATAGAGTGTTAGTGAATTAACAGTATAGCATACAAATTATTTCTTAACTTTCTTCTTCTTTTTTGGTCGGCCTACTTTACTACCGTATGTTCCTTTACCTTTTGGCATGATTATCTCCTAGTCAATAACTGGTCTAAATTGATGCCCGCAGTTATAACCACCGCGAACAATAAACGGATCGCCTGATGCTTTACCCGCCCATGAACCTGACCAAGTAGACTCAATCTCATCATTAGTAAATATCTGTCCTTCATGCTCTCGGCAGAATGGTCGGGTTGTTTCAATAATTCTACCAACGTACTTCCATTTGGTCGCACCCGCTTCCATGCCAATGGCTGTGTTGACAGATGCATCGAACTGCATAAGGGAATCATGGACTAACTGGTTGGCGTTCTTTGCTAACCTACCACCGACTGCTTCCTTAACTGTCCTTACACTGT